AGAGAGTTATATCCCCAAGCATTTCCCGGTGCAAGATTTCGTGAAGTTGAAAAGGTTTGGACATTTCCATCAGGAGCTAAAGTAGAGTTTGGTTTCTTGGAAAAAGAAGCAGATGTGTATCGTTATCAAGGACAAGCATATAGTTGGATTGGTTTTGATGAAATAACTCACTTACCAACAGAGTTTGGTTGGAACTATTTGGCATCTAGACTTCGTACAACAGACTCAGAAATAAAAACTTATTTACGTTGTACAGCTAACCCCGGTGGTGTTGGTGCTCATTGGGTTAAAAAAAGATACATTGAACCTGCCAACCCAGATTCATCTTTTATTGGTAATGACGGTCTATCTAGAAAATTTATACCAGCTAGACTAAACGATAACCCTTACTTATCTCGTGATGGTATTTATCAAAAAATGTTGGAATCTTTACCGCCAACACAAAGAAAACAACTTCTAGAAGGTAATTGGGAAGTTTCAGAGGGAGCAGCTTTCACCGAATTTGATGTAACTGTACATGTTATTGAGCCATTTCAGTTTCCTTTTCATTGGGAAAGAGTTAAAGGAATCGACTATGGTTACGCTTCAGAAAGCTGTTGTTTATGGGGAACAGTGGACCGAGAAGACGGAACTTTGATAATTTATAGGGAATTATACCAAAAAGGCTTGACAGGTGACGAATTAGGCACTATAATAGGGAATATGGAATTGGAAGACCCTTTTTCGGTTCCGGGTGTGCTTGATACAGCAGCTTGGGCTAAAACAGGGACGACTGGCCCAACTGTAGGTGAGACTCTACAAAAGATGGGACATAAGCTAAGACGAGCAGATAAAAACAGAATACAAGGTAAAATACAAATACACGAATACTTAAAGACAAGAAACAACGGAAGACCAAAGTTACAAATTTTTAATACGTGTAAAAATTTAATAAGAGAGTTACAAAGTATACCACTCTCTAAAACAAATTCTGAAGACGTGGATACTCATGCTTCAGACCATGCTTATGATGCTCTGCGTTATATGATAATGAGCAGACCCCGAATGGATAGTCCCCTACAGAGAATGGACGACTACAAACGTAATATGTTTGAACCTTCTGATTCTACGTTTGGATACTAAGGATGGAAGAGAACACGTTTTTAAATGCTAATAATATCTACGAAGATGTTGAGGGAGAAGCAGGTAAGAGTTTAAATCTTATTGAAAACCAAAAAATAAATCTTGTAGGAATTATTCAAAGTAGATTTGCAGTCGCAGAACAAGCAAGAGACACAGACGAACAAAGATGGTTAGAGTCCTACGAAAACTATAGAGGGCTTTACGGCAAAAGAGTAAAATTTAGAGATTCTGAAAAATCCAGAGTATTTGTAAAAGTTACCAAGACCAAAGTCTTAGCTGCATTCGGCCAAATGGTCGATGTAATTTTTGGTACAGGTAAATTTCCTATAGGTATTAGTAGAACTAAAGTACCAGAGGGAGAAAAAGAATATGCTTATTTAGATACCCAAAATCCAATTCCCGGTATCGAGTCTCCTGAAATAAGTGAAGAAGAACTAGACAATATAGGAAATTTAAAAGGTGGGCCGTTTGATATTGGTTATCGAGGAGATGGTAAGGTACTTAAACCCGGAGCTACATTTGGCGATGGAATGTTTGAAGAACATGAAACCCCTATTGAAGTCCAAGCTGAAAATTTAGGTATACTTAAAGAAGGTCCTTCACCAAGACCAGACATGCCTCAGATTTCTCCAGCAGATAAAGCTGCTAGGAAAATGGAGAAGTTAATTCATGACCAAATAGAAGAATCAAATGGTTCTGCAGAAATTAGAAATGCTTTATTAGAATCAGCATTATTAGGAACAGGAATTATTAAGGGTCCATTTAATTTTAACAAGACTCTTAATCATTGGAAGAAAAATTCAGATGGTGAGAGAGAATATTCACCTATACACGTAAGAGTACCAAGAATTGAATTTGTAAGTTGCTGGGATTTTTATCCTGACCCCGGTGCAACTAATATTGACGAATGTGAGTATGTTATACATAGACATAAACTAAACAAAAGTCAATTAAGAGCATTACGTAAAATGCCTTACTTCGATGAAGAATCTATTAGAGAATGTCTTCAAGATGGTCCAAATTACGTAGAAAAAGATTTTGAAAGTCAACTTAAAGATGACTACGATACTGAAGAAGCATACGACAATGCTTTTGAAGTAATAGAATACTGGGGTATTATGGATGCCGAGTATGCTAGACAAGTAGGTATCGAACTTGATGAAAGTGTTGACGACCTTGATGAGGTTCAAATTAATGCATGGGTTTGTGGTGATAAACTACTAAGAGCAGTTATCAATCCATTTACTCCATACAGAATACCTTATCATGCTTTTCCATACGAAAGAAATCCATATAACTTCTTTGGTATTGGAGTAGCTGAGAATATGAATGATTCTCAACAAATTATGAATGGTCATGCAAGAATGGCTATTGATAATTTAGCTTTAGCTGGTTCTTTAGTATTTGACGTAGATGAATCAGCTCTTGTCGGTGGACAAAATATGGAAATATACCCCGGCAAAATATTTAGAAGACAAGCAGGAATGCCCGGCCAAGCAGTACACGGTTTAAAATTTCCAAATACTGCACCTGAAAACATGATGATGTTTGACAGGTTTAGGCAGTTAGCTGATGAACAAACAGGTATACCTAGTTACTCTCACGGACAAACAGGTGTTCAAAGTATGACAAGAACAGCTTCTGGTATGTCAATGTTGTTAGGAGCAGCTAGTTTAAATATAAAAACTGTTATAAAGAATTTAGATGATTTTCTTTTAAAACCATTAGGTGAAGCATACTTCCAATGGAATATGCAATTTTTAGAAGATAATCTAGATGTAGTAGGTGACTTAGAAGTTAAGGCAACTGGTACCAATAGCTTGATGCAGAAAGAAGTAAGAAGTCAAAGATTGACAATGTTCTTACAGACTGCACAAAATCCAAGCATTGCTCCGTTTGTTAAAGTTTCAAAGTTAATTAGTGAACTTGCCTACAGTCTCGACTTGGACCCTGATGAAATACTCAATGACCCAGAAGAGGCTGCAATAATGGCACAAATAATAGGGATGCAAAATGTTAGACAAGAACCTAGCGAGGAAGCTCAACCCTTTGGTGAGCAACAAGGAATTATGGGAGGCCCTCAAGGAGTACCTCAACAACCAGCGGAACTTGGACCTACAGGCACTGGTGGTGGCAACATCGGAATTGGAAATGTACCGGTTGCAGGGGAAACTACGTTTAGTGGGACACCTAGACCAACTGGACCTGTTGGTGAAGGAAGCCCTGAATAGAAAGGAAGAAAAATGAAAGATTTATTAAATCCAGATATGGTATCAGAAAAAGATAATGATGCAGCTTTTAAAAACTATGGTTTAGTTTTACGAGGTGTTCAACAAGTTCCAGTAGAAGATTTACCTATGGTAAGAGAACTTGTAGTAAAAGGTGAAAACTTACCAGAACGTTTTAATTTTGAAGGAGAAGAAGGTATTTCTATAAGTCCTGTAATGGCACAACAACAATTCCCAGAAGATTTATTAAAAGCAATAGATTTCGTAATCAGCGAAGCTCAACCAAAAGAACCCATGATGGATGGTGGCGAAGCACAAATTATGGAAGACGAGCCAAGAGCAATGTTAAATGAAGGCTCTTTGCTTGAAGAAGATTATGACGAACAAGACATGGTCCCTGACGATGAAATGGAAGAGGACTACATGGAGTATGTTGTAAATGAAGCTCTAAGTGAAGAAGAGCAAGACATGTTCCAAAAAGAATTAGAAGCTAATCCAGAAATAGCTAATTTATTTATGAAAGTTATGGATGTAGCTCAAGAGTTTTCTGGAGCCGGGGAAGTTGAAGGTCCCGGCACCGGAGTATCCGATTCGATACCTGCAAGGTTATCGGATGGAGAATTTGTTTTCACTGCAAAAGCAGTTGAGTATATCGGAGCTGATGAATTATCTAAGATGATGAAAGAAGCCGAGAGTGCTTATGATAGAGAACAAAAGCAGTATGGTGGACCAATGCTAGAAGAGCAACAGCCTGAAAAAATCGTAAGGTCTGAAACAGTTGTTACTAAAGCACAACCAGTAATGGGAGCTTTATTAGTAGCTGAAGATGACATAGTCGAAGAACAAAGGCGAGAAAATCTGAAAGCAAATGGTAAACACGTACTTAGCTAAAAAATTTATGTAACCCGAAAGGCCAACTTTACGAACAAGCCCTGCGTAGTGCACAAAAGCGGCCAACTTGTTTAGAAAGCCCTGATTAGGAGGATGATATGACAACGAAAGTTGATAAAGAGGAAAATGCCAATCCTTATAATATGAATAAATCTTGGCATAACGTTAAAGAAAAAGAATTTGTCTCAGCAGACAGTGTTTATTACAGCGTTGCTGAATCTGGTCAACCAGAGGAAGTTGAAGAAGTAAAAGCACAAAAGAATGTTGAGAAGAAAGAAAGAGCTTATAAACGTCCTGACTATAAAAAACGTTATGACGAAATGAAAAGGCATCACGATAAAACTGTTGGAGAATTACGTGCTGAAGTAGCTGCCTTGAAAGAACAACAAGAAGTTACTGAATACGAAGCTCCTGAAACTCTAGAAGAACTAGAATCTTTTAGAGATAAATATCCAGATGTCTATAAAGTTGTAGAAACAGTTGCTCATCTAAAAAGCTCAGAAAAAGCTAAAAACTTAGAAGAGAAACTAAATATTTTACAACGTAGAGAAAATGAGCTAGTTCAGAAAGATGCTTTGACTAGGCTAGAGAAAGCACATCCAGATTTTAGAGAAGTCAAAAATAGTAAAGACTTCAAAGACTGGACAGACTCTCAACCTGCATCTATACAAGATTGGATTAGAAATAATGCAAACGATGCAGACTTAGCCATAAGAGCTATAGATTTATTCAAAAAAGATATGGGTATTGGTGTTCCTGAAAGAAAACAACCGAAGTTAGATTATCAGCAGTCCAAATCTCAAGCTGCCGAAATGGTATCAACGAAAACAACATCGTTTGATTCCAAGGAGCCTAAAGTTTGGACAGAAAAGGAGATTCTTGCTTTATCTCCAGCTGAATTTGATAGACTTGAACAGGAAATCGATAGAGCTTGGGAAGAAGGAAGAATCGTAAGATAAACTTAATTTTAACCAAGGAGTATTAAAATGGCACAGTATTTTGAACCAACCCCAGATACCAATGCTAACTTTGCAAACTCCGTTAGTGGTCAAGCTAATAGTTTCTTCCTGCCTTCTATATATTCTGCTAAAGTTTTAAACTTTTTCAGAAAGGCATCAGTGGTAGAAGCTATTACAAATACTGACTACTCCGGAGAAATTAGTAATTATGGAGACTCTGTCAAAATAATTAAAGAACCAGTAATCTCAGTGTATGACTACACAAGAGGTTCTGATACAACTCAAACTAAGCTAACCGACCAAGAGCTAACACTCGTAGTCGATTCAGCTAAAGCTTTCAAATTCATCGTAGATGATATTGAGAGAGATATGTCTCACGTCAACTTTAAAGAAGTTGCAACATCTTCAGCAGCTTATGCTCTAAGAGATTCTTTCGATGCAGCAGTTATCGAA